CTTTCCATTCGACTGGTATCACGCCCCCAAAATCCCCAACTATGCGTAGCTCCTTCCAGTTTCGCAAAACCCCGCTTTACCGCCTCGCCGGCTTCCATCATCATGTCCCTGTTTCAAAATCATAACGTTTCGGTGCGCACCTGTTTTTTCTCCCTGCCCTATACTTTCAGTCTGACTGACTGGAGGTTTCTATGTGTGGACGTTTTGCACAAGCACAAACCCGTGAAGAATATCTTGCTTACCTTGCCGACGAAGCCGATCGCGACATTGCCTATGACCCTGAACCCATTGGCCGGTATAACGTTGCTCCCGGAACAAAAGTTCTGCTGCTGAGCGAACGCGACGAACAGTTGCATCTTGACCCGGTCCTGTGGTCTTACTCGCCTGGGTGGTGGGATAAAGCACCATTGATAAACGCGCGCGTCGAGACGGCAGCCACCAGCCGAATGTTTAAACCTCTCTGGCAGCATGGCCGGGCGATCTGCTTCGCTGATGGCTGGTTCGAATGGAAGAAGGAAGGCGACATGAAACAGCCCTACTTCATACACCGAGCCGACGGCAGGCCCATATTCATGGCGGCGATCGGAAGCACGCCGTTCGAACGAGGCGATGAAGCAGAAGGTTTCCTGATAGTGACGTCTGCAGCTGATAAGGGCCTGGTCGATATTCACGACCGACGGCCACTGGTTCTGTCACCTGAAGCGGCGCGCGAATGGATGCGCCAGGACATAGGCGGGAAAGAAGCTGAAGAGATAGCAGCAGACGGTGCCGTGCCAGCCGACAAGTTTATCTGGCACGCCGTGACGCGCGCCGTGGGTAATGTGAAAAATCAGGGACCAGAGTTAATCGAACCGGTCACTTAACAACGAGCAGATCCGAATATCTGGTCGTATACCGCGGCGACAGCATTTCACGCTTCATCTGCCACTGCTGCTGTATGCCCTGCCCGGCAAAATAAAGTGTACCCTTGCCGCCTTTGGCATTGAGATGGTCAAGGATCTGCATCAGCTGCGCGCTATCTTCGCGCGGTGCGTTCTCATCAAAGAGGTTTAGCTGAGCCACGCCCTGACTAAAGAAGTCGCCGAGCATGATCCCCGCTTTCTGGTACCGGTGCCCATCCTTCCAGATTTTGTCCAAGCACCTTACCGCGGCGTTAATGATGTCGCGGGAATCTTGAGTTGGGGTGAGAAGCTTCATTGAAGCGCTGTTACCGTAATACGGCTCATTAAGCGCGAATGGTGAGGTTTTCACGAACGCCGATATGTACCGGCAGTATTGATGCTCTACACGTAGCTTCTCGGCGCCGCGGGCGGCATAGCTGCAGATTGCCTGACGCATCTGCTCGTATTCGGTCACGCGTTCGCCGAATGACCGGCTGCAGACGATTTCCTGTTTCACCGGCGCGAATTCTTCAAGCTCAAGACAAGGCTCCCCGCGCAGCTCGCGCACCGTTCTCTCCAGCACAACGTTGAAGTGTTTGCGGATAACGGCAATATGGGTGTCAGCCAGGTCGAGGACGGTCTTAATGCCCATTGCTTCCAGCTTTTTACTGATACGGCGCCCCACTCCCCACACTTCATCAACTGGTAACAATGCCATGAGCTTTCGCTGGCGGTCGACATTCGACAGGTCCACTACGCCGCCAGTAGCCTTCCATGTCTTTGCAGCGTGATTGGCGAGCTTTGCCAGCGTCTTTGTCTGAGCAATCCCTACGCCGACTGCCAGACCGGTATTCCTGCGCACGGCATCTTTCAGCTCGCGACCGAACTCTTCCAGCACGCGGCAGTTACGCACGCCAGTCAGGTCACAAAAGGCTTCGTCTATTGAATAAATTTCGACGCGAGGGCTCATCTCCTCCAGTGTGGTCATCACCCGGTTGCTCATGTCTGCGTAAAGCTCGTAATTGGAGCTGAAGCAAACCACTCCATGCAGGCGGAAGTAGTCCTTACACTTGAAGTACGGATCGCCCATTTTAATGCCGAGCTTTTTGGCCTCCGCCGAACGGGCTATCACGCAGCCGTCATTATTCGAAAGGACGACGACAGGCTTTCCCCACAGATCCGGGCGGAATACCGTCTCGCAACTCGCATAAAATGAGTTCACATCCACCAGCGCAAACATCACATCACCGGATTATCGTCGACCCATACAGGGCTAATGGTATGGGTTACCACACCAACCAGGCGAACATCATCAAGAGCTTCGCCCTCTATGGCTTCGCCATCATCGGTAATGAGCACGTCACCTGCCCAGTACGCATGCTGCTGGCGGCCGCAAAACCAGATGAGCAACGTGTCTCCACGATTAAATGCCGATGCGTTTTCAATGACATCATAGCCTTCCTGCGTTTCGACAATGCTGGCAGAAGAAGGAAGGAATGGCTCAGTGACCGCAACAAAGGCGGCGTGTATGGCTGCTGCAGGACTCGGGAATCCCATGATGCACCTCCGATAGTTACTGTATATGCATACAGTATTATCGATCGGCGGTATCGATCAATAGCGTTTATAGTGCTACACTTCAGACCTTTCCGAATTCACTGATTTCTATAATGTTAAAGTTATTCGCCAAGTACACATCAATAGGCATCATCAACACACTCATCCATTGGATTGTGTTCGCCATATGCATCTACGCATTCCATACTGGTCAGGCGCTTGGCAACTTTGCCGGGTTTGTTGTCGCTGTGTCATTCAGCTTCTTCGCAAATGCCAGATTCACGTTTAAGTCATCAACCACGACCCTACGCTACATGCTGTATGTTGGATTTATGGGCACGCTAAGCGCTGCGGTTGGCTGGGCTGCTGATAAAACTGGAATGGCACCAGTCATCACGTTAATCGTATTCTCCGCAATCAGTCTGGTTTGCGGTTTCATCTATTCAAAGTTCATTGTCTTTAGGGATGCGAAATGAAAATTTCTTTGGTCGTTCCAGTCTTCAACGAAGAAGACGCGATACCTATTTTTTATAAAGCGGTTCGGGAATTTGAAGGGCTTCAGCAGCATGAAGTCGAGATTGTCTTCATCAATGACGGAAGTAAGGACGCAACAGAAGCGATCATAAATTCGATTGCTATATCAGATCCTCTCGTCAAGCCGCTATCGTTCACTCGTAACTTCGGCAAAGAGCCAGCTCTCTTTGCTGGTCTTGATCATGCTACTGGTGAAGCAATTATTCCAATCGATGTGGACCTACAGGATCCGATTGAAGTTATTCCTCATCTAATTGAGAAGTGGCAACAAGGCGCTGATGTGGTTTTGGCTAAGCGCGCAGACAGATCAACCGATGGACGACTTAAGCGTAAGACTGCTGAGTGGTTCTATAAGCTGCACAACAAAATCAGCAACCCCAAAATTGAGGAAAACGTCGGGGATTTTCGCCTGATGTCGAGGGATGTTGTGGAAAACATTAAACTCCTTCCAGAGCGAAATCTCTTTATGAAAGGTATCCTTAGCTGGGTAGGAGGAGATACTGTTGTTGTTGAGTATACTAGGGCTGAAAGGGTAGCTGGTGACTCAAAATTCAATGGCTGGAAGCTATGGAATCTTGCAATTGAGGGAATAACCAGCTTCTCTACCTTCCCTCTGCGCATGTGGACTTACATCGGCTTGTTAGTCGCAGGATTGTCTTTTATTTATGGCGCATGGGTGATTGTTGATACCATGGCGTTTGGGAACCCGGTAAGTGGTTACCCGTCATTACTGGTTTCCATTCTGTTCCTTGGCGGAGTGCAACTCATTGGTATCGGTGTTCTGGGTGAGTACATCGGAAGGACCTATAATGAATCAAAAAAAAGGCCTAGATATATTTTAAAGACCGGAGATAATGCATGAAGCAGATAAAGGAATATTTCATCATTATTCTTGTATTGGTTGCACCAATAATTTTAGCAAACATTTATTACATAGATGACATAGGCCGGTCAACACTAGGATACAGGTTCTGGTGGGAGGATGGCCGCCCACTTTCTGATCTATTGATGTCTGTTATTATGTTTAGCGGAACCATGGCCGACATCGCCCCTGTGCCTCTTCTTGCTGCATGCATTATGCTGTCATGGGCGTTTTACAGATTTGGCAAAGAGTTCTTCAACAACAAAAAAGGACTGTTTTTAATCCCTTTGTCATTTTTGATAAACCCGTTTTTCGTTGAGATTTTCAGTTACAGATTTGATAGCTTGACGATAATTTTTTCGGCAGTACTTTCTTTTGCTTTTTTATTTAATTTTTCCAGAAATAATTACACCAATGCATTGATTAACACGGCTTTAGTTGTTGGCGTGATGTGCTTATATCAGGCATCGGTCAACATTGTTCTTATATTTATCTCGCTTTCATTTTTCTTTGATGTTTACAAATTAAAAAAACCATTTGAAATAATAAAAATGTCAGCTTTGCGGGTTGCAAGTACGCTGGCAGGGCTGGCATTTTACATGAAGATAATATTGCCTTTAACATTAATGTCAGAGCATAGCGACAACCATCCGAGAGTATCAGATAATCTGATTACCACAGTAATCGATAACCTTAATGCTTACTACTCTTACGTGCAAGAGGTGATACTACCTTATGGAATGGGTAGTTATATTTTGCCAACCCTTATCATCATATCACTTATTTCTGCTTTGATTGTTTCTTATCGTTATTTAAAAGTAAATAAAGGAAAGTTTGCGTGGTTAATATTTGCCGCTTCTTTCGTTATAATATTTATTACTCCGGTTGCCGCGATAGGATCGCTTTTGGTGCTTGACAACCCAATGGTAAGATTCGCAAGAATTTACATAGGCTTTGGAGCTTATGTACTTTTTGTTTTATTCCTTGCTACGCTGGCATGCAAAGAAAGCAAAGTGCCATCTTTATTTGTTCTTCCTTTATACTTGTACATGATTGTTTTTACATGCGCGTATGCGAATGCCAGTAAGCATCAGGCTTCTGTTGACAAGCAAGTTATTGATTCTATAAAAGGTGACACAAAGGAAATCGACTACAACACAAACTATATAATTTTCAATGGTGCACCACCAAGATCCAGTATTCTTTTAAACTCCCAGAGAAACTTCCCGCTACTAGATACATTAGTTGTAAGTTATTTTGGTAACTGGATGTGGGCGTATAATTATATGTCAATGAACGGACTTAAACAGCGAGATCCTGGGTTTAACAGCGAGATAGTAAATACATCAATCAGGGATTTTTGCAATTACAAGCAGATAAGTAGAGCTCAAGATTATAACCTTTATCATGAAGGTATAAATTTAGTTGTAGACTTTAGCAAAAAAGACTGCATGAAATAATTACGTTACAAGTCAGTGAGAAGCCCCCGTCGCGACGGGGCCCTTCTCCACAATTACGCTCTCCCTCCTTCGAGCAGGAAGCGCTGGGTCCATGTACGTGCTGACCCGCTTTCTGCTACTCCAACACCTATTAGTTGTCCATTAACTTTAGATGCCAGTGAAGCGGGAGGAGAAAATGTAGCATCATCCGTTCCACGGGATAGTGACTTAGCATGAGTGACCCACGCATAGCTGGTATCTGTACTGAAGCACGTTACTGCGCCCGTAGTGTTGTAGCAAGACATGCTGACACTTGCAGGATAACTTATGTGGTTTGTCCCAATAGTTTTAGCGGCGTTACCGATACCAAGCCCATTCGTAGGCAATTTCACGAAATCCGGTGCGACACGGAGTGCGCTGTAGGATACAGAGCAGGCAGGTTGTACGTAAATCACGTTAGCAATGGTTGCATCCTCATAAGACAGCTTGACATCAAACTTACATCTAATCATTGCGGCCACGTAAAACTCAAACAGGTTTGGGGCACCGGCGCGTTTAGCCAACCAATGAGTGCCAAATGTATTTGTGTTATCCCATAAAATATCTCGTAACTCTACTGTGGTGGTTCCTGCTCCATCCCCTGAAACTGCCTGACAGCAATCCATGTGATTACCTGAGAAAACCCATCCGCGAGTAGATATTCTGAAGAAAAAGAACATGCTACCAGTTAGGTTGTTAGGGCAGAAGAACGTATTATCTGTTATTAGGATACGTGATGTCTCTGAATCCTGGGGTGCCGTAGTCCACACATCGCTGGCAACAAATGTTCTAATAATTTGTGTTATAGGCGCTACTCCAGAAATTGGATTAAAGTCGACGATGGTGCATTGGTTATTAGCAATAACAACGTCTGTTATAGATGTATCGGCATATATTTTCTCTGCGCCAATAGTACAAAACTGTCCAGTGATTACCGCAGTGTTTCCAATTACACGGACGTTGCTCATCAGTGGACCATGCCCGGCGATCTCACTACTATGCATTACTACAAACAGTCCTCGAACGCAGCCCTCAATGTAGTTGTATTCACAATAGGTGAAACTTTGATGCAGCTCTACCGCACAAGTGATTCGTTGAGCCAAGCCAGATTGGGCGGGGCTCATGAAGCAGTGACGAACGCCAGAATACGGGCACCCAATGTAGAATAAGGTCTGGTCAACGTTACGGTCTGTGTCCGTTTTCTTTATTTCGGTCACAGTGACGCGGCACACATCACAATTGGAGCCAAAACCGTTCCATCCAACAGTGCCAGCCCATGTAAGATCGCCCCCAGTAATATGGATATCCCTGACATTTACATTGTAGGATTTTCCGGTAGCAAATGCGTAACAAAGGGCTGAGCCAATAGGTTGAATATTTGCACCACAATCAATAACTCCGTTTCCTGTGATATTTGCGTCTCTTAGATCGCCTGCAGTCAGTGGGTCGTTACCATCGAACCCACATATAACGCAATAGCCCTTCTCATTGAAATAATCAGTGAGTTTTAGAGTAGCTCCAGCTTCAAAGTGAATATTGACACGAGACCGCCAGTGAATGATGCCACCGTAGTTCGCAATTTTATCGGATACACCATAAGATGCCAGATAGAAGGTAGTGCCAGCCGGAATGACAAGCGTTCCACCACCCGAGTCATAAAGAGCATCAATAGCATTCTGAATGAACTGACGGCTGTCTACGGTCGGGCCGGGTTGAATTACGTTTCCAGAAGAGTCGCAGTGGAAATCCCAGAGACTTACTCTTTCATCTAGCACCTCGGCTACTTTTCTATTGCTTGCATTAGCCGCGTTTTTATATTTATACCCAACAGATGAAGCACCAGAAGATGTCAAAAAGTATGCACGGATTGAAGCGTCACCAACACCTATCCATGCACCCGGACCTATGCCGCCAGAACTTTCTGGTGTTGAGTTCGCTGGCACGACCTTCCCACCAGAAGCAAACGAACCGGTCCATTTGTAGTATTCGCCGTCGGCAGTGTTGAGTAGTACTTCATTAGGGTTTTTGAGGGTCGCGCCGGTATTAAATGTCTTCCCGGTCAGGATTACGTAACCGTACGCCGCCATTGCCTGCTGAGAAAGATAGTTCATTCCCTCGATGGTGTAGTGCTTCACGCCAAAGCGATCAGTGTAGGTCCACCCGATTGATGTCACGAATTCATCAATTTTCCCCGCGTTAAATTTCAGGTCGCGAGGAGATTCACTTGGTACTGGGAGATTGGTCGGTTGCGTAGCCATATTGATTCCATAAAAAACCCGGCGCTGTGGCCGGGTTAGGTTGGTTGGGGACGGTTCTTATTGATAGATGGCGTCGCTGTATTCCGCGACGGTCAGAGATACCGTGTTATCGGTGTTAGGTTTGATGCTGTTTACTGTCCATAGCTGACTGTCCAGTTCTTCCACTGTTGCTATGAGATAGCGCGAGGGAAGCTGTACAGTGTCTCCGTTCCAGATATTGAGCTGAATGTTGGGTATTGCAGCGGTGAATCCGTACTTCGTATCGCTACGGGCGGTGGCCGGATAGCGCAGTGTCGGATTACCCAGGCTGTCGGTCACCAGCACATACATCGAGCCGGTAAACGTGATCGGCTCGCTGGTATCGAAGTTATTCCCGGCACGGCCGGTGATGTACCCATGCTGTTGGTTGCTGTCGTAGATGTCCGGCATCTGAATGACGCTGCCAACCTGAATGATTCCATCCTCAAATACTTTGGCGTTCATCTTCACCCGGGAGTAGATCAGACGTTTAGTTTCGCGCAGCGCGCGCTCACGGGCCTGATACTCGTTACGGAAGCCGACGATCTCCAGTTTGTTCGGGTTCTCCGCTTCCTGCTCGACGATGGCACCGTTCAGCACGCGATAGTTGATGTACGTCTTGTTATTGGTCGTCGGGTGAACGTAGGATACCTGCACACCGTCGTAACCGCCTGGCAACGTGGCTTCGTACGTCATTTTGTACTCGTCCGTCTTCATGTTGGCCCGGTTGAATACGGCAGCAGGATAATCAACTTTCTGATCACGGGTAAACGTCAGCACGCCGTCATCCCAGTAAGCCACCACTGAAGCCGCATTGCAGATCGCCTGCACGCGGTCACCGAGAGAGTCATTCTCATCGTCAAACGTATAGTCGAAGTAACCCAGACGTTCATCAGGCAGGCTTTCGGCAATCGAGTACAGTCCGTATAGGTCAATGCTGCTTACCGGCTGCTCGCCCATAATGAGCCAAGTATGCGCCACTGCATCAGCGAACGAGCGCGACGGCCGCAGCGTGTAATCTACCGTCTGCGTGTCCAGGTCGTACGTGATGGTGTAGCGCGTCACCAGCGCGTTATATTTTCGCTCGCGGCTGCCCAGCGCGTTCTCTGTCGCCCTCACCTTCACCCTTACAAGGGTATCTGTCGGGTGAACGACATTCGTCCGGATGTTGATGCTGTGGATCTCTTCGACCTTCAGCAGTGACGAGTCGCCGGAGTTATCCGTGCGCTGGAGGCTGACAGCGTATTTCCCGAAGCCGCCGGTTGGCGTGATTTTGTCAGTACGGTAGAAAACCTCACTGGTCGACTGGTGCGGGGTCGTCTGCCTGTACGTGAAAGTCTGCTGCGTGCCCGGAACCTGGTTGTAATCATCGTCGATTTTCCAGATGACTACCTTCCAGTTGGTTTCCTTCTTTCCGCCCAGGCTGGACTGCGTATGCAGCCACAGCTGCGTTGACTCGACCGGGGAGAAGAACGGCCCGACTACCAGCGCCTCGTTATCGTTAAGGATGAACTTCGTGGTGTTGATCGTTGCGTTCGCCGGGATGTCCTGCGGACCCTCCAGCTGGTTCATCGTAAACGTGTACCAGCGCACCGGGTTAACCACAGCGCCGTCGTTTGTTTCAACCGCAGAAATCAGCGTGCCGGAGAATGTAGCATCGGTAGTAACGGTGCCGGAGGCCGTGCTGTACGTCACATTGATGGTGAAGGTCACCGCGTGCGGCAGCACCAGCCCCATGAAATAGTCAAACTCGGCCTGCTTAACGATTTTCATCGCTATCTGTCCGCCGGAATACGTGCCACTAACCACAGTCGTTGCGGTTGCGCTCTCTACCGGGAAATCGCTGGCTTCGTTCTGCCCGGGAACCTCCTGCCCGTCGACGTCATCGAATCCGTAACCCTCAACGATCTGCGGTATAACTTCGCCCGGCTGATAGAACTGGAATTCAGCACCAGCCAGAGAACCCAGGCTCGACTCTGAGTAGCGCACTGACTCGTAATCGTATTTGCCGATCCCGATGCACATCCACTCTGTAACGTACTTCAGGCCGCCGTCGGTGGACGTCTGGTGCACGTATTCGAACACCGACTCCTGAATCAGATCCGGGAACGAACGAATCTGCCCGTAAATGTCCGGCTTGGCCTTGTAAACGCGGGCTGTGTTTGTCTGACCGGTCAGGCTATTGTTAGGCGAGTCGACAGAATTTCCACCGGTGTTTGCGATGGCTGGTTTCGGTGCCAGGAACGAAAATACCTGACCAACCACTTTAAAAATCGGGCTGAGGATGTCGCCGACTATGCCCTTTGGCTGGTCGAAAATCTGGATGTGGTCCAGCTCACTCAGCTCAAACGCCAGTTCGTCTTCATCACCCAGCCTTACGCCGTTGCGGACGATAAGCAGATCACGATGAAATGTAGCGTCATTGGCCGCCAGCCAGTCATAAAAAAGGGTGCCGTTTGGCACCCTGCAACGCAGCTTAGGCGTTCCTGGAAAATTCGATATCTCAACCAGCGCCATAAGAAAAATACTCCACTTTGGTGAATGCCCGCTGAATGACCAGCAACGAGTCCATGCGCACGCTTCCATTCTCGCCGCGCGAGTGCAGCGCCATCCTGTTCAGCACCAGGCCAACGTGCGCCGGTTGCGAGCCGCGGTATCCGACAAATATCCCGCCATCGACGGGCTTATCTACCTGGCGCCAGAAAACGACGTCACCCTGATAGCAGGTGAAGAAGTCCTCACCGGCTTCGTAGTCCGGCGTCTGGTGCAGTTCTATGCCGAGGACATGGCGGTAATACAGCACCACCAGCCCCCAGCAATCCACCTTCTCGAACGAACAGGCCCGGTTAGCCCACGGTACGCCGATCACCTTCCGAACAAAATCAGAGGTACTGAAGTCCTGTATATTCGACTGGATCATAAAGGCGACCGATATTGTTGTTCAGAGGATTGGTGACAGAAAGGGTTACCGATGCGGCATCAGCGTCGATGTCCACTGTCTTGACATATAACTGCCAGGACTTAATCGCCACAGAGACATCGCCGCTGTCGAATATCTGCCGCGTGGCCGTGATAGCTGTCAGCCGAGCCGCACCCTTCCACTGTTTCATCAGCGCTTTGATATCCGACGACAGCCGCCCAAGCTTCACCGTCGCGTCTATCACCGGCGTGCCGCTCTGCTGACTCTCTTCGATTTCAAAGCGCGCTGGCGTGTACTTCTGGCCGCCGAGCGTCTTGGGGAAGAACTGCTTATCGACGAGGCGCACATAGCCAAAGGATGGATGGTAGAACGTGATGGTGTCGTACAGACCGCGCGTCGGGCGCTGCTGCTTATATTCCCTGAAGCTTGGCATTACGGCACCCTCGGTAAAGATTCCGGGTCGCGCCCGTCTGGATAACCAGTAACAACGATATCCAGCCACGAATCCCACGGCGGCGGCAGCTCAACAATGATGTCGTCGAACTCGTCGTCGGCGTTGTAGAGGTGGTTCGCAATAACGGTCCCCGTCCAGGTAACCACCCCGCCGTCGATACTGGTTTGCACCGGCATCTGCGTGAAGTGAAGCTCCTGCAGCTGCAGGCCACTGCCGCCAAGATTGATATTCATCCGGAACCAGTTCAGGCCCCGATTGAGATAGTTCTGGCTGCGCAGCCACTGCTGGAAAGCGCGCTCCTGGTCAAGAGTGAAGATCCATGTCAGTGACCAGGTCACTTTCAGGTCGTCAGTAAGGTTCTGGAAGATGGCCGGGCCGACCGCTGGCTGATCGGTCTGGAACCCGGTATCGAGCGTCATGTTTTTGCTGGCCTTCTGCGCCAGCGGCAGCCAGTCGGGATAGTCGATAATTGGCATCAGCCCTGCCCCCTTGGCGTGCGTTTGGCGGTAGTATTTCCTATGATTGCTTGGCTCATAACACCACCATTGTTCATATCGGCAACGAACGCCTCGACAGTCAGCGTATTTCCAGTTTGCGTGGCTCTAGCGTCATACATGTGCTGCCCTGATGACATATCATTGAATATGACACTAACCTGAATACCACTTCCGCTCTGCATATCCTTGTTGCTGATCACCCTGCCGTTGTCGCCCGGTATCATGTACTGCTTACCGGTACTGGCCTGGTAAATCTCCGGCTTCCCTCGCTCACCGACCTGATACATGCTTCCCGCTGACACAGGTCCGCCATTGTATCTGGCCCCAGCCAAAGCCAGCCCTTGAGCAAGCCCAACTGTAGATGCAATACCAGCCATCGCAGGCGCTGAGTTTGCGCCAAAGGATGCCAGGCTGGCCAGCGCTGCGGCTGGAGCCCATGCGGCCGCCGTCGTGGTAGCCATACCGACAGAAGCAGCGGTAGAAGCTGCGCCCAATGTCTGACCGATAATGAAGTTTTTGAGAGCCTCAACCCCAACCTGGACTAGCGCATTTACCACGCTATTCAGCATCGTGTTACCGAGTGAGCGCATAGCATCCTGAGCTGACATCGTTCCTGTGATCAGTCCAGTTATGACGTTTGATGCGTTTCCGCCAAAGGCATCCACGGCACTCGTTAGCATGCCGAAGCCGATATTCATTTGGCTTAATTCTTGCCACTGAGCATCCAGTCTTTTTTGGCGATATTGCTCCTCAATGCTAGCCCTTACAGCCTCTACCTCAGCTATTTTCTGAGGATAGAGCGCAGCGTACTGGTTGAGTTGCTCAATCTGCTGCTGAAACTGGCTTTCAACGCTAGCCACAGGAGAAGCTTGGCTTTGTAGGCTGCTGAAGTTGGACTGCGCAGCTTGCTTATCTCTTTCTGCCTGGGCTTGCTTTTTCAATGCTTCAGCAGTATCCAAAGCCTGTGCTTTGTACTCTCTTGCCTTCTGTCGCTGTTCATCCGTTGCATCGGCACCAAGAGACATCTCTGCCCTTAGTAGTTGCTGCTCACGGGTTAATTCGCTGGTTGAACCTGCTGCAAGAATAGATTCTTGTCTCAGGGCTTCCAATTTTTCGTTTATCGAGTCCTGCGCTTTAGCGTATTGCTCAGCTTCTTTCTGTGCCGCAGACTTTCCTCCTTTCGCTTTGCTGCCAGTAGCTGAGACGGTCGTTTTAATCTCGATCGGCTTTGTGTTAGCCGCGGTCTGCGATGCTTTGGAAACAGCGGCCAGGTCGCCAACCAGCATGGCGGCTTTATTACTCAGCCCGGCCAGCGCTTTGTTTTGCGCCTCCCAACCGTCGAGCCCAAGCCATGACCAGGTGCGGGCCCGGCGCGTAAACATTTCTGCAGTGCTGTTCAGATCAGATATCTGTGCATCGGCAGATATCGCCTTCCCGGCCAGCCTGTCGAGAGCTGCCGTCAGCGAGTCAATCACGGCGACCATGCCAGAGCTTGCACCAGTAGCCTGGTTAACAGAGTCGATCATCGACAGGAATGAGTTGGTCAGCGCGGTATTAGCCTGTGAAAGCGTGCGCGGGAGTTTCTCGAATTCTGCATTCACTGAGCCGGTTTGCTTCTGAATGGCGTTCAGCGCATCTTCTGCCGTCAGTTTCCCGTCCAGCATAAGCTGACGAAGCTCTCCGATACTTACGCCCATCCCGGCGGCAATCTGGCGCGCCAGTTCAGGCATTTGCTCCAGAATGGAGTTGAATTCCTCAGCCCGGATAGTGCCAGAGGAGATCGACTGGCCGAACTGGCGCAAAGCATTCGCCATTTCTTCGGATGAGGAACCGCCGATGCGCCCGATTTTCTGAAGTGTCTCGGTGAGCTGAATAATCTGACCGTTCGTCGCGCCGGTATCGCGCAACGCCGTGCTGAGTGTTTCCCACAGCTTCGCGGTGTCCTGCAGCGAACCGCCCGTCGACGAACTTATACGCATCAGGCTCTGTATTGTCTCTGATGCAGTCGCAGCACTTCCTGTCAGTCGCTCAATGCGCGCGTTGAGCTGACTCATATTGTCTGCAGCAACGAGGAAAGCCTTGCCCCAGTCAACAACGAGTGACGCCGCAATAGCACCGGCAACGCGGTTAATATTTGTCTGCAGCTCATCAATCTTTTTGGCTGCGGTAGTTGCAGAGTTGCCGATAGAGTCGAGCGACTTATTGGCCTTTCCCTGCGCCTTCAGCAAGCCAGAAACATCGGCCTCGATGTCGTAATAAATCTCGCCTGCTTTTTCAGACATCACTTTTCTCCGGGCATAAAAAACCCACCGAGAGGTGGGTTAGTTATTCGTGTCGTTTATTGGCATCGTTCGGTGTAGGCTGGCGGTGGCGGTGTGTCGCGCGAACTCAGGAAATGTTCGCCAAGCGTGTAATCGACGCCTTTCGAGAACATACCTTTCGATTTCATTTTCAACTCAACGAAGAATGGGTGAAACCCTGCATAGGCCCCAAAACCGTTCTTGCCGTTAATTTCCCCGCAAACTATAGCAAAGACCCGGCCCTCGTCAGCATCCATCATTTTTGCAACTTTCACGTTGCGAAATTGCGCACTGCTTGGATCAAGCAGGTTTGCTGAAACTTCTGATTGCGCCAAAGAAATTGCCTTTTCCTCACCCGGCTTGCAGCCAGCCAGAACCAGCGGAATAGCCAAAGCCAAAAGTATTTTCTTCACTCTTAACCCCTGAGTTTTATTGTCGAGCCATATTACGCCCGGTCAGGCTATACGGTACATTCATTATTAACTCAGGCTGCTTTCTTTGCTGATTTTTCTCGCTCAACCATTTCCTGCCAGCGACGATCGTCATCGTCCATAACCGCGTCGTACTCTTCCCTGGTGAAGCCTTTCTGGTCAGGGTATTTAGCGTTAAGCATCATGGCAAATTCGGTCATTGTGAGGTTTTCAGCCTCTTCCCTGCTGATTCCGAAATGGTTTCTCGCCGCCATGATGTATTCAGTCGCATGAAACTCCGGCGTCGTTTCCTTGCTTTCGTGCTTCTGCAACTTACGAACCTTCGCCCGGCCGATAACGCCGTGCATAATCAGTGACTGACCTATCAGAACCAGGTTCTCAGGCGGGAGAGAGCCGCGGTGCCATACAAACGTACGCCTGCCAGTACGGGAAGGCTCATGCCATCCTGTCAGTTCAGAAACGTCCTCTTCACAGCAGGACTGGATGACATTAATAGCCGAGAGAAGCGCCTCACGCACAAACGCGGCAGATCCTGCTGCTTCAAGTGCCCAGCGTGGCAGCGAAACGTCACCGAAATAGTGGGCGTAGAATTTGCGCTGATGCTCTGGTATCGCACTGTGAATCTCCCTGGCAGCATCAAGCATCTTCGCCACATCGTCATTAAACAGCGCATAGAACGTTCTGACGATATGGTCTGGCTCGCCGATCCGCGTCATGTTACGGAACGATGGCCGGAAGAAGTATTCCCGCTCGCCAGCACCAATCAGGCACTCGCCAATCTCTTTCAAAGGTGTCATATCGTTCTCCATAACCAGTATCAAGGGCAGCACGCCGCCCTTTGTAGTGATTACGGTGCGGCAGTTACCGTAACAGCGCAGGTGTCGGTGAAGTCGCCGTCTGCGGTTGTAGCCGTAATAGTCGCGGTTCCGGCCGCGACTGCGGTTACCAGACCGGTTGAGCTGACGGTTGCGATAGATGGTGCCGAGGTCGTCCAGGTGATCGCTTTATTGGTCGCATCGGTTGGCTGAACCGCGCCGTTCAGTTGTTGAGTTGCGCCAACGACCAGGGAAGCAGTTGCAGGAGTTACTTCAACGCCAGTGGCCGCGATGGAATCAGCGACTTCAAACACAACGGTGTCGGCGTCGTAGACCTTCCACTCGCCGGAGAAGGTGGAGATATCGTTGGTACCGAAATCACCAGACCATGAAGTTGTGTTCATGTAACCCTGGATGTAAGTACCGGCGTTCTCACCCGCGAAGTCGAAACGCACCCACAGGTTAGGCTGACGGCCTGCCTGTACTTCGTCAAAGATGTACTTCGACAGGCGCCACGCGCCGATCTCGTTATCTTTGTCAGACTTGCGAAACTCCCCTTCGCCGGAGATCGTCAGATCCATGTTGTTGACCAGGTTCTCCACCAGCCCTTTAGCATCATCCGCCTCGGAGTTGATGGTGTTCATCGAATAGTCGATGCCCTTGGTCGTCATAGCGCCGAGACGCTTCCACTCGGAAAGCGCTGGCACTGCGTCGGGGCAGCCAAAGGCCATGCGTAGCACAGCTACTTTCCCGATCAGCTTGCCAAAATCATTAGCACAGCCTTGCATGTGTACCTCTCAAATAAAAAGGCCGCCGGATGGCAGCCTGATGGGTTGGTGATGGGGTTATTCGCCGTAAACGCACATAAACTGGAGTCTGAAGACCAGGCGGCCCTCTTCGGTCAGGATAGGTGCTGGCATATTGCCGATGTTTTGAATAAGGCCAAGGCATTCATCGGTAATGTCGTTCTGTTCGATATAATTGATGATTTCCTGAGCCTTCTCTGCTGCTGCGCGGCGCTTGTCCTTGGCGGAGATGACATCCACCAGCACGTAGTGGTCAGATCCGAGGTCATTTCGGATGTCGGTACCGCCGTTAGGCCGGAACACGATGAATGCGTCGGTTAGCTTCTTTGTGTCGTCCCACGCCAGCAGCTGAACGATGAAGCCAGTGGTAAGCCCGGCATCAACAAAATAGTTACGCACGCGCTCGTACATGGCTGGTGTCATTTTGAAAGCTCCCTGAGTAGCGCCGCTTGCATCTGGTTTCGGGTCTCATTCATGCCAAGAGTAAGAAATTCCTTTTTGGCTGTAGCTCTGCGGAATGTTTGCGGGACGTCTGGATCGTGGACATAAACAGCATAGTTTGCTGAATAGCCAACCCTGCCAGTCACGACAACGCCTTTAACCTCGACCTCTCGATACTGGCTGTTAATTAAGGTCGAAGTATCTATCGGAGTGTAAACCGCAGCCTGGCCTGCTCCGATAATCAACGCCGCATGCATTCCCCTGACAAGCTTCCGCCTCTGAACATCCTTCATGATGCGATCGAGGTTTCTCTTTGACTCCTTAATCCCTCTGGCTTTGATGCCCATGGCTACACTCCCGTCAGGATGGCGTAATCATCCGCCAGGCGCTCGAACGTGTCGGCATAGCGAATAACCTGCCGCACCTCGTCGGCACCGGCCACAACTGGGTCGATTTCAGTCGAAACGCCAACCAGCAGGTAATCACCTGCGGCCGCCAGCGCAAACTCCGTCCAGACGGTATTTTTCACGACGATTTCAGCGCCCAGGTTGCCGATACGCTTTGATAGGCCACCTTCGTAATCGCACATGATGACTTCCGGCGCGGCGTAGCCATTAATCGGATCGCCGTATTCGTCGGTGCCGCCGTTCTGCTTGCGCCAGATAGTGGCTTTGGCGGTGTAGGACCACGAAGCTGTTGCCGACATTAGACTACCCTCGCATATGACCGACCTTGCCGGATATGGGCAATGTTAGCCTTTGAGACGCCATATCTTTTGGCGATAGTGGTAAGAGAATCACCATCTGAAATGGCGCGACGAATTTCGCGCACCTGCTCATCGGTAAACTTGGCATGTGGTGGGGTAACACCGAACATAGGGTTACCAGAGCCTGAATTCTTGGCTGATATTTTAGCTTTGACTTCAGGCAGGCTGCTCATACCTGCGCAGGCCGGCACTTTGCCGAACCAGCAGTTTTTATCTCCACGCCGACTTTCCGCCATGTTCGCCTTTGATTCTTCGGTGTGAATTACTCCGAGACAGCTCCCAGCGTTTGGCGCGATATTGAAAGTCGGGTTTAATTCGCGAAAGAATCGCTGCTCGGCGGCTATAAGCTCTGACTTATTACTCACTACTTCCAGAACCGAGAAATCAAAGACACCTTTGCCATGTTTATTCCATGACTCCTGAAGGTTTCTGTTTCCATGCGTGCCTTTCCGCAACTTATAGCGATGACTCGCCCACCGTCCTGAAATGTTAACCGTAGAGCCGATATACGCCTCACCAGTAATGGTGTTGGTAATCTGATATACGCCTGCAACGCCATTATAAGATGGCGCATTATGGTGCTGATGGCTTAAGATTTGATGAGCCATTGGTTACCTCCGCAATAGGTAATGATGGTTAGAGCCGGTGGCAATGTTGACGCATTCCCCGGCTCGTCAATTTTACCATTTGCTGGCTTTTTATACACCAATTCTCACTCCTCAAAGCTCTGGTAGCGGAACCGTCATGCCTGCCATGCTGTGTGTGCAGTCATTCAGATATTGAATCTGCCCATCCGTCACAAATGAATGGCAGGTAAACGGCTTGTCTTTCGTGGCGTCGCCAAACTCCTCCGGGTCATCGCTGGGCGTGAAGCCAGTAACCAAAACGCTTGGAGTCAGCGTCGGCTTATCAACGCTTCCATTCCATCCCCATCGCGGACCATTGCCAATGCCAACCTGCACCACATGGCGACTACTGCACCCGGGGCACATGAACGATAAACGGTTATCGCTCGCCTTCTTCACTCGCTCTGTCATTCTTTCCACCTCAACACCTTCGCGCCAGTCGCCCGGATGCGCGGGCAGTTGATGAACCACTCGCCGTCCGATTTCACGTAGCCGGTAGTCTCCCGCCCGGTGTCGGTCATCACCCATACGCGGGTAAACGAACGTGGCATGCCGTGCTTAACTGATTTGTACGTCATCAGCATCCTCCGACCACCATGAACAGGCCGACGCTGTTACCGGCGCTGATCGGCAGCTCGCCGGTGCATCCGCTGGTATCGAGATGGGCCAGCGAGTCGCGCAACCAGGTGATGCTGTCGTCGCCATATTCAAAAGAACGGGACGCGCCAGAAGGCGCACCCTGCGATTTGATGCGGCGCGCACCGGACGAAGTAGCCATGAGCGCGGCGGCGTACATCAGGATCAGCTTCGCGGTGCAATCGTCATACCCCGCGCCATCGAGGCACGGGATAATCTTGTTCACCACGCAGAGGATTGGATCCAGCAGCGCGCCCGGGATGGAGTAACCCAATTCACCGAGGAACGCCTGCACGTCTGCCGCTGTGATTTGGTCAGCCATGGTTATTTCGCCTTCTTGGTTGCTTCCGCCAGTGCGGCCTCTGCCTCTTCAGCGCGCTGGAAAGCGAACGGTAAAGCGAAAGATACCGACAAGAAGAAGGGTGAAAAGCTCTTCGGCGAGTCCGTTCCGGCAGCATCACAGCCAAGCGATTTGCTCGAGCAGCTCGCGGCAGTGACGAAGGAGCGTGATGAATCCCTGGAGCGGTTGGCTAAGCTCACTGACCAGGCTGCAGCTGACAAAGTAACTTTCGACGAGCAACTCTCGGCAATGACGAAGCGCGCTGAAGAGGCAGAGGCCGCACTGGCGGAAGCAACCAAGAAGGCGAAATAACCATGGCTGACCAAATCACAG